CAAGGATCTACGCAAAAAGGTCATGAGCGCCGAGGAAGTTTTCAAGGGTGGTATACTGAAAGAACGCACAGACACGGGTCGTATCTATTTGGTGTTCATTGATAACGTAATGAATCAAGGACCCTTTGATCCTGAATATCACACGATATATCAGAGTAACTTGTGCTGTGAGATCCTATTACCCACACGTCCTTTTAAGAGACTCGACGACGATAGTGGTCGCATAGCGTTATGTACACTGGGATCTATCAACTGGGGATCGTTCCGAAATCCAGAGGATATGCGTAGAGCCTGTAGGATTCTACAGCGTAGCCTGTGTAACATCCTTGACTATCAAGACTTCTTGTCGATACAGAGCAAACTAAGCAATGACGAGATCCAACCATTGGGTATTGGTGTTACTAACCTAGCCTACTGGCACGCCAAGCGCGGCCTTAAGTATGGCGAGAAAGATGCACTACAGGAAGTAAAATCATGGATGGAGCATCAGGCTTACTATCTAACTGAAGCTACAGTTGAACTGGCCAAAGAGCGTGGCAAGTGCCTAGACAGTGATAAGACAAGATATGGACAAGGAATATTTCCTTGGGAACTTCGTTCTAAGGGTGTTAACGAACTAGCAGACTTCACTCCGGAACTTGATTGGGAAAGCCTAAGAGAGGATATGAAACAGCATGGTGTTAGAAACTCGACACTTATGGCTATTGCTCCTGTGGAAAGCAGTAGTGTGGTTATTAATAGTACCAACGGTATTGAGTTACCAATGACATTGATTCAGACCAAAGAAAGCAAGGCTGGATCATTTACTCAAGTAGTCCCAGATTATAATAAGCTCAAGAACAAATACCAACTAATGTGGGATCAGACTGACTGTGTTAACTATATTAAAACTGCGGCTGTCTTGGCTGCTTATGTGGATCAGAGTATTAGTACTAATACTTTCTACAACCCTGCTCATTTCCCAGATCGTAAAGTACCTACTACGTTGATCGCTAAGAATCTCATGCAGGCACATATGTGGGGACTGAAGACATTCTATTATAGTCTGATCAATAAGGCAGGAAGTAAAGTTGTTGATGCAACACCGGAAGTACACTATAACGGATTTCACAATGAAAGAGAAGTAGAAACTAGTATAGAAGAAGACTGTGAGGCATGTAAGTTATAATGGCATTTAGTTTTATTCGTAATGTATTACAGGAAGGCAAGGCTCATGTATTAGAAATAGAGCCGCTTCCTTACGATGCTAAAAAACTAGATCCTAGCATATCAGAAAACACCATAGACTATCATTATGGTAAACTAGCCAAAACCTACGCAGAAAGATATAACAAAGGTGAAGGCGATCCTGACTTTAATGAAGCCGGTGTTTTCCTGCACAACATACTGTTCCAACAATATCAAGAATACTCTTCTAGTAATAAACCAAGCGGTCGCGTACTAGAGTTTATTGAAGAACATTATTCTAGTTTCGATAAGTTCAAAGAAGAGTTTACCAAAACAGCTATGAGTATACAAGGAAGTGGTTGGATCTATTTGGCTAAAGATGGTAAAATAAAAACTATAACTAATCATCAGATCAAGAAAGATATTTTGATTTTAGTAGATTGGTGGGAGCATGCCTGGGCTCTTGACTATCAGGCAGACAAGAAAAAGTATTTAGAGAATCAATGGAAAATAGTCAACTGGGAGAAAGTAAATGGCCTACTCAGACAAGGTTATTGATCACTACGAAAACCCTAGAAACGTTGGCAGCTTTGATAAGTCTGACCCTAATGTTGGCACTGGCATGGTTGGGGCTCCAGCTTGTGGTGACGTAATGAAACTGCAAATCAAAGTCAACGACAAAGGGATCATTGAAGATGCGAAGTTCAAAACATACGGGTGTGGATCTGCGATTGCAAGTTCCTCTCTTGTTACCGAATGGGTTAAAGGCAAGACGCTGGACGAAGCCTCAACTATTAAAAATTCAGCGATTGCTGAAGAACTCGCATTGCCCCCAGTCAAAATCCATTGTAGCATCCTTGCTGAAGATGCAATCAAATCAGCGATAGACGATTATAAAAAGAAAAGACAATGAGCAAACAACAATATAACCTACACGCAAAGACAGACTACCTTCATCGTAAGATGTTCTTAGATCCGGCAGGCCCAGTTACTATTCAACGATTCGAAGAAGTAAAGTATAACAAGATCGCTGACTTTGAAAAAACAGCACGTGGCTTTTTCTGGGTTCCAGAAGAGATTAGTCTAGCCAAAGATGCAAATGATTTTAAGGAAGCATCGGATGCAGTTAAACATATCTTCACTAGTAACCTGCTCCGCCAAACTGCTCTTGACAGTCTGCAAGGTCGCGGCCCAAGTCAAATCTTTACTCCGGTCGTAAGCCTACCAGAACTAGAAGCGTTAGTTTACAACTGGACATTCTTTGAAACTAACATTCATAGTCGCAGTTACAGCCATATCATCCGCAACATCTATAATGTGCCTAAGGATGTGTTCAACACTATCCACGATACAAAACAGATTGTAGATATGGCCTCAAGCGTTGGTGCATACTATGACAAGTTACACCAGATTAACTGTGTTGTAGAATGCAACGGCGATGTTAAAGAAGAAGACCATGTCCGTGCTATCTATCTAGCACTACATGCCAGTTACGCTCTCGAAGCATTCCGCTTTATGGTTAGCTTTGCTACATCATTGGCCATGGTAGAGAACAAGATCTTTATCGGTAATGGCAACATCATCAGCCTAATCCTACAAGACGAACTACTACACAAAGGTTGGACAGCCTTCTTGATCAATCAAGTAGTCAAAGAAGATCCTCGATTTGCCAAAGCAGCACAAGAATGTCACGACGAGGTTATTCAAATCTACAAAGATGTCATTGATGAAGAAAAGGCCTGGGCAGACTATCTGTTTATGAAGGGTCCTGTTATTGGACTTAATGCTAATATTCTAAAAGATTTCGTAGATTATACTGCTGTCGGTGCTCTAAAAGATATTGGAATCAAATATTGGAATCCTGCTCCAAAGTCAACTCCGATTCCTTGGTTTAACAAGCATAGTGATACTAGCAAGAAGCAGACAGCTCTACAGGAAAACGAAAGCACAAACTACGTGATCGGAGTTATGTCAGATAAACTAGATTACGATAGTTTACCAGCTATATAATAATATGTATAAAGCACAGTTTAAAAGACACTCACCATACGAAAGTTGGACCACGATCGGACATTATGGCACTGAACAAGCAGCCGTAAGCTCTGCTCTATCTTATAAGAACAAGGGCATGTTGTTGGTGCGTGTTATTGATAAAAATAATCACGTAATATATTCAAGTTGAAAGGAAAACTTATGCGAGCGATTGTATGGAGCAAGAATGGGTGTCCTTATTGCGATCAGGCCAAGAATCTATTGAACGCTAAGGGCATTGAATACGAAGAAAGAAACATTCAAAAAGATTGGACGAAAGAACAACTTTTAGAAGCAGTACCAGGAGCGAGAACTCTACCACAGATATTTTTAGAAAACGAATATGTAGGTGGGTTCACAGAACTAAGGAATAAACTAACAAATGCTCATTGATAAAGGTGTCATCGAAGGAGAGGTAGTAACTATCAAACTTACTTCTGGCGAAGAAGTTATAGGTAAGTTGGTCGAGATCGGCCCTCTCTATTACAAGATCTCAAAACCTATGGTATTAAGTGCCACTAACAAAGGCATCGGTATGGTTCCATATCTTTTTACCGTAGATCCAGACAAGGCTGTAAGGATTTCTACAGCTACAGTGGTAGTGATGGAAGCTACTCTAAAAGAGTTTGCCAACGCCTACACAGAACAAACCACAGGAATTAAGTTAGCCTAATGACCGAACCAACCATCAGCCCTAGCCCGCAACCGGGCATTACACAAAATCCTGCAGGAGTACCAGCTCACGGACATCCCTATACGGCTATCACAGGGTTACGATTTGGGCCTAATGGTCGTGTTGAACCAGTATATGATAGTGCTGATGTTATAGCTAACAATCAAGTTATTGCTCTTTATAATGCTGCTACAGCCAAAGGAAGTTTTACAAGAAACGCAGTCGGTCCTGTAACTGTTTCTATCGCTGTACAACAAGTAGAAGGTAGCACAGAAAACACAGAAGGTAAAGCCGAAGCTGATAGATTCCTTGCTGAAGGTCGTATTACCAAAGAAGAGCATACACAAATAACAACCACTCCGGCACCTGCAGGTCCTGGAGTTTCTGCACCGCCAAGCATTCCTACCGGAACTACTAATGGTGCTAATGTCTTTGGTCCTGATGCCAAGTTCACCTATGATACTGTACTAACATCTAAGGGAACTACACTAGGTCAAATGATCAAGAATGTAACCTTTCCTAGGACTATCGAACAACTATCAAATGGTTATCCAGGTATGAAACCTCATACTATAGTTAACAATCTAGCAGCGTTCGCGGTCAATATCTACGAGCCTGTCAAGGCACAGTTCCCTAAAGCGTTCCTGACCAATACATTTAGAGATGGTGCTAAGATCGGTGGAGGTCAGCACGGTACTGGTCAAGCAGGAGACTTTCAGTTCAGAGGTCTGCACAGCAGTGGATATTTCGATGTAGCTGTTTGGTTTAGTAAAAATCTTCCATTCGATCAACTATTGCTCGAATACCTTCCAGGTAAGACTGTTTGGATACATTGCAGTTATGCGATCGAAGGTTTACCACATGGTGGTATCAGTGTAGGCAAGAGCAAAGGAAAAGCCAGCCAACTTGCAACACTAAATGGAGCAGCCGGCGGCAAGTTCACTCCTGGACTACACGCAGATATCATTGAAAAAGCTGGCATAAACAGGGTAGTAGCAGGATGATCAAAAAGATACTTTGGAATGCATTAGGTTTCGCCAGCCTAGGAATGGCCTATATTGGATTTGTTACACCGGGCATTCCATTTAGTATCTTCTTAGTATTTTCAGCTTACTGTTTCGCCAAAGTCAACCCAAAGATGCATGCCTGGCTGTATAATCACAAATGGTTTGGTCCCTTCTTGACAAACTGGGGAGAAAAGCGTATATTTCCTAAAAGCGGTAAGATATTAATGGTCGTGGTCATGGAGTCTTCTTTGATCATAATGTGGTTTACCACCCAGAATGTCAAAGCCGTTGTGGCAACAGGCATCACTATGTTGTTAGTGGCTATTTGGGCTTGGAGATATCCAGCTAACAAAGAAGAATGGCAACGTCGTAAAGATGCCGGTGAAAAGATTGGATGGTTTAAATGATTATTGATTTTGCTAACAAGATTGGACGTTGGCATGGACAGTTCTTCCTCTGGTTGAGCAAAAAGGCTGAAAGTCATCCCTTATGGGCACTGGCTCTAACTTTTTGGGCTCTCTACGAGATTTTCGAGCATATCGCTCTCCCCACTATCGCTATCCTTTGGGGTACTGGTAGTATCGAAATAAAGTAAAGCATGGATATGAATACAATGGCTGTCTTCTTAGGAGGCAGCATACTTTTTACCCTCGGAATCGTGGTAATCATTGTTGGCATTGTAGTAGTCAACAACATACTGCACAAACATTGGAAACCAGTAAAGATCTTCCACCCTGACAGTTGGAAAGGTTTCCTTCCTCCAGAACCAGCCAATGAAAAGGACAAGAAAGATGTCGCAGACGATTTGGGAATCAAAACTCGATAATATCTATCAATGCGAAGTTACTCGCACAGATGAATATCGAGGCGTTCTAAAAGTAACTAACACAGAAAACGATTTCGTTTTGTTAGAACAAGAAGTCGGATTGAGTTATGATGCTCGATTCGGTCCCGATATGGCAGACGTTGCTGAATGGCAACATCTTATTATACAGGCTGTGGACAATCAATGAAAATCGAAACTGCTGAAATCGTACACATCTATCCAACCGAAGTTTGGTTTGAGAAAGACTTCTTTGGTACTATCCATATCAAGATGCAGCATATGGCTCCGGACACAAAGCCATTTACTTTTATACAACTGCATTATGATTATGCTTATACTAGCAACAGTCATCAGAGAGATATGGCCAAACAGATTGGCAAGCTGTTAGGACAGGATGATATACAGGAACGAACATATGTTATGCCTGATATTATGCCTGCTATCGAAGACGATGAAACTGCCTGTTACTGTTTCAACTGCAACAAAGACAAGAAAACATTCTCAGGCATTCCATTCGTTGCCACTGTGATGATCGTATGTCCAACCTGCGGCAACAAACGTTGCCCACACGCAACTGATCATAATCTAGAATGTACAGGCTCTAATGAGCCAGGACAACCAGGAAGTAGGTATTAAAATTCATAAGACCAAAGAAGAAGCAGAAGCTTTCATCCGCAAGATCATGGGGCCTCCAAAGCGTAGGCTAGAAGGTGTCGAGCATGATCGCGTTTGGTTGCTACTACAGTTAACAGAGCCAGTTAGAGAGACTAACAATCAACACAGCTGGTGTGCTGAATATAGCATTGGTGGAATAATGTATGACGTACACTATTTCCCAAACGAAGATCCGTTTATAGAACAGTATCTATAAATAGATGCGTGGGAAGGTCCCACAACCAACACTCTTTAAATGATAGGTACTTAGAGTGTGTACCGTAAAAGGAGAAAACATGATGTATGAATCAAAGCTCGCCGCGGCTATCAAAGTAAACGGCAAAGTCCTACGTGAGTTCGGGGACACAGTCTATATTCCATTTGGCAGTGAATATAGCATCCTAGTAAAAAATCTCAATACAAAACGAGCAGTAGCTAATATCTTCATAGATGGCGACGATGCCGTTCCTGGCGGATTGGTCATAGACCCGGGTCGAGAAGTCGATCTTGAGCGTTGGATTAAGAACGGCAATCTTCGCGAAGGCAATCGTTTCAAGTTCATCGAACGCACAGGCAATATCGAAAAGAATCGAGGAGTCAAACTAGAAGACGGCCTCGTTCGAATCGAGTTCCAGTTCGAGCAAATGGCTCCTATCACTTGGGCCACACCTAGCATCTACCAAAACAGTGTGTTGCGTGGCACTACTGGTGATAACACTATCTGGCCTATGGGGTCTACTACCTGTTCAGTTAGCTACGATGCTTATTCAGTGAACAGCAGCCATGCAGTTCTTAATGATGTTGGTATCACTGTTCCCGGTAGTCACAGCGATCAATCGTTCGTTTCTACGACTGTTGGTATTTTGGAAACCGTAAAACACAGTATGGTATTCCATCTGCTAGGCGGAGAAGCAGTCAAGGAAGCTGTCACGGTTAAACACAAACCAAAGTGTGTAACCTGCGGCAAGCAGAATCGAGCAACTGCTAAGTTTTGCGCCGAATGTGGTACTGCTTTGGAGATATTCGCGTAAATACACTACAGGAGGGACTGGCTATGAAACAGAAAAAACTGCTTCAGAAACTGTATCAGGCTTGTCTTTCACACGATGAAGAAGCGATTTCCAAACTCCGTA